TAAAGAAAGTCATTTTTATATAAATCAATCAAATTTACTATTTTGTTTCAATGTTTTTTTAAAAGCATTAAAAAGTACTAATAGTGTTTCTTTTGGTTATGAACACGACTCCATACTTTTTAGTATTTCTGAATATGATAATATAGATTTAATTAATATTGATCATCATGATGATGTTTTTGGTGGAGATTATACTACTAAAGAACCTTTAGAAGAAGCTCTTAAAAAAGAATATTATGAAATATTGAAGTATAATCGAGTTCATGAGGGAAATTGGGCAGCTTGGTTGGCGGGTAAAAATAAAATAAATTCTTTTACTTGGATTGGAAATGAAAATAGTGGGAATAAATCAAGAAATCAGTATAATGCTAAAGTTGTTCCTAATTATCATAATGTAGAGAGAGAAAATTATACTTTTAATAGTTATGATTTTGATCATATTTTTGTTTGTCTTTCTCCTCAGTATATTCCAAAAAATCATTGGCATTATTTCAGTATGTTCATTAGTGCATTTGAGGAAATTGCAAATAAAAATGCTATAATATATACTGAAAAATTTGAAACTAGTATTCGTCATCTAGAGATAAATAATGAGATTTTACACCAATGTTCAAATGGTCGGTGACCACTTTTTGGTTCGCGGATATGAGGATGGAAAGCACGTTATGTTTCGTGATCAATTCAATCCGACTCTTTTCGTCCCATCAAATAAAAAAACAAAATATAAAACTTTGGAAGGTGAATATGTTGAATCAGTTCAACCAGGATGTGTTCGTGAATGTAGAAACTTTGTTAAAAAGTATGAAGACGTAGAAAATTTTAAGATTTATGGTAATACTGGATACATCTATCAATACATTTCGGATAAGTATCCAGAAGATGAAATTAAGTTTGACACTAAAAAAATAAAAATATCAACGATTGATATTGAGGTTGCATCAGAAAATGGATTCCCTGATGTAGAATCTGCTGCGGAAGAAGTTCTTTTGATTACAATTCAGGATTATTCTACAAAACAAATAAGAACTTGGGGTAAAGGACCATTTAAGAATAACCAGAATAATCTAACTTATAAGTCATTTGATAATGAATATGATTTGTTGAATGATTTTATTCATTGGTGGATGATTGAAGAAAATACTCCAGAAGTTGTAACTGGATGGAATAGTGAACTGTATGATATTCCTTATCTTGTACGAAGGATTGATAGAGTTCTTGGTGAAAAATTAATGAAAAGGATTTCTCCTTGGGGTCTTGTGACTGAAAGGGAATCATATATTTCTGGTCGTCGTCATATTTCTTATGATGTTGGTGGAATTACTCAACTTGATTATTTGAGTCTTTATAAAAAGTTTACTTATAAGGCACAAGAATCTTATCGATTAGATTACATTGCAAGTGTTGAACTTGGGCAAAAGAAACTAGATCACTCTGAGTTTGATACTTTTAAGGATTTTTATACAAATGGTTGGCAAAAATTTTGCGAATATAACATAATTGACGTGGAACTTGTTGACCGTTTGGAAGACAAGATGAAGTTAATTGAATTGGCAATTACTATGGCATATGATGCCAAAGTAAATTATGGTGATGTGTTTTCTCAAGTTAGAATGTGGGATACAATTATTTACAATTATCTTAAGAAAAGAAATATTGTAATTCCTCCGAAAGAAAAAATTGAAAAAAATTCTAAGTATGCTGGTGCTTATGTAAAGGAACCAATTCCTGGTCGTTATGATTGGGTTGTTTCATTTGACTTGAATAGTCTATATCCACATTTGATAATGCAATTCAATGTAAGTCCAGAAACACTTATTGATCAAAAACATCCGACAGTAACTGTAGATAAAATTCTTAAAAAATCAATTGATTTTAGTGAATATGAAGATTATGCGGTATGCCCCAATGGAGCAATGTATCGAAAAGATATTCGCGGATTTCTTCCAGAACTGATGGATAAAATGTACAGTGAAAGAAAAGTATTCAAGAAAAAAATGCTTGAGGCAAAACAACAGTATGAAAAAACTCCATCCAAAGAACTAGAAAAAGAAATTGCCAGATGTAATAACATTCAAATGGCAAAAAAGATTTCTCTGAATTCTGCTTATGGTAGTGTGGGAAATGAATTTTTTAGATACTTTAAATTGGCAAATGCCGAAGCAATCACGCTTTCTGGTCAAGTTGCAATTCGATGGATTGAAAATAGGATGAATCAGTTTCTAAATAAGATTTTAAAAACTGGAGATGTAGATTATGTCATCGCATCTGACACAGATTCAATTTATCTTAATCTTGGACCTCTTGTTAATAAATTTTTTAATAATAAAGTTGGGGACAAGAACGAGATTGTGGAGCTCTTGGATAAGATATGTCAAGAGCAGTTTGAACCGTTCATCGAATCCAGTTATGAAGAACTTGCGTCGTATGTCAATGCATATGAGCAAAAAATGCAAATGAAGCGGGAAAATATTGCCGATCGTGGAATATGGACTGCTAAGAAAAGATATATTCTTAATGTATGGGATAGTGAGGGTGTTCGTTATGATGAACCTAAACTCAAAATGATGGGAATTGAAGCAGTAAAGTCTTCTACTCCTTCACCCTGCAGGAAAATGATTAAGGATGCACTTAAACTAATGATGAGTGGAACGGAAGAAGATGTAATTAAGTTTATTTCAGATTCCCGTGATAAGTTTAAAGAACTTCCTCCTGAAGAGATTGCATTTCCTCGCACAGCATCTGATATTCGCAAGTATGAATCTTCTTCTAACATTTATGCAAAAGGAACTCCAATTCATTGTCGTGGAGCACTTTTGTTTAATCACTATATAAAGGAAAAGAAACTTACAAATAAGTATTCATTGATTAATAATGGTGAAAAGATTAAATTTTTATATCTAAAAAAACCGAATATTATTCACGAAAATATTATTTCATTCATTTCAGATTTTCCTAGAGAACTTAGTCTTGACAAATATATTGATTATGATCTACAATTTGAAAAACGTTTCGTAGATCCGCTGACAGCAATTCTTGATGCACTTGGATGGAAGACTGAACAAAAAGTTAGTTTGGAGGATTTTTTCTCATAATGGATTTTTTAAAGGATTTAATAAAAGAGGTTGGGGGAGAATATGCCCAACTTGCATCAGAAATTAAGGAAGATGAAATATATGTAGATACTGGAAGTTATATTTTTAATGCACTTGTTTCTGGTAGTATTTTTGGTGGAGTGTCTGGAAATAAAATCACCGGACTTGTTGGTGAATCTGGATGTGGAAAAACTTTTTATGCATTGGCGGTTGTTAAGAACTTCTTAGAAAATAATCCAGATGGATACTGTCTTTATTTTGATACAGAATCTGCTATTACAAAATCATTGTTAGAAAGCAGAGGTGTTGATATTAGTCGTGTTGTTGTTCTTAATGTCGTAACAGTCGAAGAATTTAGAACAAAAGCACTCAAGGCGGTTGATATTTATCTCAAAAAAGATGAATCTGAAAGAAAACCTTGTATGTTTGTTTTAGATTCTTTAGGAATGCTTTCGACAAATAAAGAGATTACAGACACTCTTGCCGAAAAAGATACTAGGGATATGACCAAATCTCAGGTTATTAAAGGAGCATTCCGTATGCTTACTCTTAAACTTGGTCAGGCAAATATTCCTATGATTGTTACGAATCACGTTTATGATTCGATGAGTATGTATTCACCAAAAGAAATCTCTGGCGGATCCGGAATGAAGTATTCCGCATCAACAATTGTTTATCTATCAAAATCAAAAGAAAAGGATGGTAAGGAAGTCATTGGTGCTATAATAAGAGCGAAGACTTATAAGTCTAGGTTAAGTAAAGAAAATCAAGAGGTGGAGACTAGATTGTATTATGATGAGAGGGGACTGGACCGATACTATGGTCTCTTGGAACTTGGAGAAATTGGTGGACTTTGGAAGAATGTGGCGGGTCGTTATGAGATTGATGGGAAAAAAATATATGGTAAGGAGATTCTTAAAAATCCTGAACAATATTTTACCGAAGATCTGATGCAAAAACTTGACTCTATTGCCAAACAACACTTCTCTTATGGAACGAATTGAGACTACGATTCTCAAAAATCTAATATACAATGAAGATTACTCTAGAAAAGTTATTCCCTTTATACAACCTGAATATTTTGAGCAAAGATCTGAAAGAATTATCTTTGAAGAGATTGCAAAGTTTATTGTAAAGTATGGTTCTTCAATAACTACTGAAGCACTGAAAATTGAACTAGAAAATAGAAATGATCTCACGGAAAGTGAGGTAAAGGATATAAGAAGCATTTCTGGTTCACTTGATAGTTCTTTAGTTGATAAGCAATGGTTGATTGATAGTACTGAAAAATGGTGCAGAGATCGTGCCATTTATTTGGCACTTATGGAATCAATTCATATTGCCGATGGGAATGATAATAAAAAGAATCGTGATGCGATTCCAAGTATTCTTTCTGATGCACTAGCAGTATCATTTGATAATAATATTGGACACGATTATCTTGAGAATTATGAAGACCGATATGATTTTTATCATAGAAAAGAGGAGAAAATACCATTTGATTTAGAATACTTCAACAAAATTACAAAAGGCGGCATTCCAAATAAGACTCTTAATATCATCCTTGCTGGGACTGGCTGCGGTAAAAGTCTTTTTATGTGCCATCTTGCTTCTTCTGTATTACTTCAAGGTAAAAATGTTCTTTACATTACTCTTGAAATGGCAGAAGAAAAAATTGCAGAAAGGATTGATGCCAATTTGCTGAATGTTCCAATTCAGCAATTAACTGAATTGCCAAAAGCAATGTTTGAGAATAAAGTAACAAATATTGCAAAGAAAACTCAAGGGACTCTAATCATCAAAGAGTATCCAACTTCTTCTGCTCATAGTGGACATTTTAAGGCACTTCTTAATGAACTTGCACTTAAAAAGTCTTTTAGACCAGATATTATTTTTGTCGATTATTTAAATATATGTGCTTCTAGTAGATATAAGACAAATCTTTCAGTTAATTCATATTCTTATATCAAGGCAATTGCGGAAGAACTTCGCGGTCTGGCAGTGGAATTCAATGTTCCAGTTTTCAGTGCGACACAAACGACAAGAAGTGGTTTTGGATCTTCTGATCCAGAATTAACTGATACATCAGAATCTTTTGGACTTCCAGCGACTGCTGATCTTATGTTTGCTCTCATAAGGAATGATGAACTTGATAATCTTGGGCAAATTATGGTCAAACAACTTAAAAATCGTTATTGTGATTTGACTATGAATAAGAGATTTGTTGTTGGTATTGATCGAAGTAAAATGCGGGTTTATGATTGTGAACAAAAGGCACAAGATGATATACTTGACTCTGGAAAGGAAGAAGAGTATAATAATGATGAACCCAAAGTAAAGAAAACATTTGAGGGATTTAAGTTCTAATGGATAAAAAAATTGATTTTAAGAAATATACTGAATTTGTAGATGCAGTAACTTCCGATGCTTCTACTGATTTTCTTGCACTTTCAGATCGTCTTGTAGAACTGGATGAAAAGGGTGCAAATATTGAAAGACTTCTTACTGCTGGTGTTGGCATTAATGCTGAAGGTGGTGAGTTTCTTGAAATTATTAAAAAGATGATCTTTCAGAAAAAACCTTGGAATGAAGATAATAAAGAGCACCTTATCATTGAACTGGGAGATCTGATGTGGTATGTAACACAGGCGTGTATTGCTCTTGATGTTTCTATTGATGAAGTAATTACACGAAATGTTAGGAAACTGGAAAAGCGTTATCCAGGTGGAAATTTTGATCCTTATTATTCTGAAAATCGTGCAGAAGACGATCTATGATTGAATCTATTTTAAAGAATGAACTCTATATGGGTTACATCTTTGGTATTATGATTCTTGGAGGTTTTATCCGAGAGTATCACGTTCTTGAAGATGTCTATTCTCTTGCTAAAAAATATGTAAAGGATAATCGTGTTCTCATAATGATTACCTCTTTGTTTGGTGGTATTCTTCCAATTCCTGGAAGAGTTGCTCTTTCTGCTCCTCTTCTTGATGCTATTGCTCCAGAAGATAAAAAGAAAAGATCTGCTTATGGAGTAATTGATTATCTTTCTACTCATCATTACTACTGGTGGTCTCCTCTTGAAAAAACAGTAGTTCTTCCAATTGCTACACTTGGAATTACTTACTCCACATTTCTTGGTATGATTTGGGTTCCGCTTTTAATTACTTTGGCGTATACATTTTGGTATATTTTTTCTAAAATTGACCCAGATCGTATTGATGTTTTGAACCACGTCCGTGAATTTAATCTTTATCGTGCTGTTCGTGGATGGGCACCAATGATTGCTACAGTAATCCTTCTTTTAAATACTGGAAAGGGTGGAGCAATCTTTTTCTTCCCTTGGTTTGCTGCTATGTCTATTTACTACAGCATTCTGTGTAAAGATTGGAATTGGGGAAGGTGGCTAGACGGTAGATTTGCTATTATTGCTACCGTAGTTCTTGCTTTTGGTGGCATTGTTGGGCAACTAAATGCCCCAGTAAAAGAATATTTGAGTTCTGCTACACCAGAAATGCTTATTCCAGTTTCTATTGTTGCTGCTGTTGCATCATTCATTATGGGTTCTTCTGGCAAATATGCTGGTATGGCATCTATTCTTGTTAAAATTTTTGGAGCACAATATTTGGTTTGGTTCCTTACTACAGAATATGCTGGTTATCTTCTGTCTCCTGCTCACAAGTGTTTGATGATTGGTCAGCAGTACTTTGGAACTCCAATTCGTAAATACTATAAAGTTATTGGTGGATTGGGTGCTATACTGGTTACATATGCTGCATTATATACGTTTGTATTTTAATTGAAAAAGTTAATTAAGAAATATGTCTCTATAACATCAAAAATACCAGAGAGACATTACTTTCCAATTTTTGTAATCATCTCATTATATTTTGTCGTTCCTTATAGTGAGTTTGTAGTAACAGCATTAGCGCCATTGTATTTTGTATTTGAAAAACAAATTCGGGGATTGTTTTCTAAATTACCTATTCCAGAATACATTAGATATGGTGGTTCTCTAATCTTTTTTCTAGTAATGATTGACGATTACTTATTTTATTTTGCAATTATTGCTTTTGCTCTTTGGAGTTCTAGACAAGTAAAAAAGCAAAATAAATAACTAACTCTAATTAAATTTGAAGACGGAACAAGGATATTGGGACACTTAAGGAACTGTCCCATTCATCCAGCAGACCTCCGATGGACCTGCTATTCTCCACTATAATTTATCTTCCAATATCTCCACCAGATCTCGATTTACCTGTCCCACGACTGCCAGGAACTGTTCCATATCTTCCTGATGTTCTAGTATCTGCTGGTTCTGCTGGTCCAAGATCTTGACCAGTTCTTATATCAGTAACTCTTCTTCTCCTATGTCCTTCAACTGTTCCTACACTACTTGCTGGATTTCTATTTCTACCTCTTACTCCAGTTTGAGCATATCCTGTATTCCTTACAGCATTTTGTTGTCTTTTTTGTCTTTCAGTTTCTTGTGGTTTTGTATCAGACTCTTGAGAATCAACATTAGATATTGCTTGTCTTAATTTTTTTAATTGTTTCATTCGGGTTGCTTGTTGCTGGGGAGTTCCTCCTCTCTGTCTAGTTAATTGAGATTCTCTTTTTTTTGCTTTTCCTCTGCCACCAGTCCACCAATCTATTTTTGCTTCTAAAATAAACTCTCGAAACGTCTTCATTTCTTTTATTTTTTCTAATTATTTAGAGAAAACTAAATACTTAAAAAAATGAATTCACTATTATTAGACTTAATATCTTCATTTGAGGCAGACTCAAAAAGTCCCAAAGAAAGATATGAACAATTTTTGATTTATACTCATCTAACATTTGAGAAAAAGATAAAATCCCTTAGGTCGGATACATTGAAGAATAAATATAAAAAAATACAAAAAAACATTTTGCAATATATTGTTGCAAATAAATCAGAGATAATTAAAAACATAAAGTAATGAAGACTTTTTCACAATTTATATCTGAGGCACCAAACCCTTCTAGGCAAGCAAAAAGAATGGGTCTCAAATCTGATGGGCACGGTGGATTTGGGAGAATGGTAAATGGGGTATGGGAGTTTACTGCGAAAAATATTGGTGGCAAATTAGTATTTTTTAATAAGAACCAAAGACCAGGAAGACAAGATCCTAGACAAACAGAAAGAGAAAAATCATTATCATATTCAACATATGCACCTGTAACAGCATCTTATGATTATGGAACTACTGAGTATGAACGGGAACTTAGAGAACTTTATGTCAATGGTAAAATCTTTAATGAAGGTGAATGGGTTAAAAGTTCCGTAACAGAAGATATTGGGAAAATTATTCGTAGAGGAACGAATTACTTAATTTGCGTAACTGAGGATGGTGAAATGTTCAAGCCTTGGATTAAGGATGTTCTTGAGCAAAAGAATAATATAACTGATGTATCTGGAGTTCCTGCAGATCAAAGATTAGTTGGAACAGATGCTCATCGTAAGTATGTTGAGAAAATGGTTCCAGGTAGTCAATGGGGAAGACAATTTATAAATAAGTATAGAAAAAAGTAAGAATTATTAGAACTTCCAATGAATAATAAAGTATTTGAGGAAGCGCCTCAACAGATTAAGGCACCAAGACCTGAGGGTCCTGCTGGTGGTGTAATCGATAAGTTTAGAAAAGCTGCTAGGCAACTTGCATATGATATTAGATATAAAGTAAAAAAAGGATTTAAGGAAGGGCAAAAGACTGATCCTGCTTCCTTAAAAAGAGCATATGTTCAGGAACTTGGAAAATCTTCTTCTCCTGGTCCTGTTAAACTTCTTGCCAAGAAGATGTTGATTGGTGAAGAGTATGATATGTTTGATATTTCTGAAAATGTATCTTCAACAACATCTAAAGTTTTAGGTATGGTTTTCTCTGAAGGAACTGGTGATTATGTTTTGAGAGTTAGGGATCCAAATGCAGGAACTCAATATACAAGATCATATAATAACTATGCTGCTGCAGAAGCAAAAGCAAATCAATTAAGAAAGAAAGGACTTCGTGTAGAGATTACAACAAGCAGTAGTCAAAAAAAAGATACTTATGATAAGACTGGTCAGAAAAAGAATGATGGAAATCTTGCAAATAATTACCCACCTTATAATAAAGTAACTAGAGGTGATGTAATTGCAGGTGCAAGAGGTGAAGATCAAATGGGTGGTAAAAGGGAAGTAAATAAAGAGTCTTTCTTTTATGAGGCAGAAAAAAATATTGATGATGAAGAAAAACTTGATGTAATGAAAGGTAAGAATAAAATCATTATTAATCCAAGTGTATTAGAGAATGCTGCTGAGTATTTTTATAATCAGGGATACACTGAGAAGGATATTGCAGTAATCTCTGAGGGTATGGGATATGATCAATTTGTCGAGTTTGTTAATGATATTGGATCTACACTTCTTGCAGAAGCAACTGCTGTTCAAGGTGAATTGTTGACATCAACTGGAAAGGCAAGAAAAAATCCTAAAATTACTAAAGCAAAAGGTACAGCAACACCAGTTTCTAAATCAAGTTCAACAAAAGAAACTGAAAAACCTAAAGTAACAAAACCTTCTCCAGGACAACTTTCAATTGATTACAATAAAAAACCAATTCCTCCAGGGCAACAAAGAGTCAAGGATGCTGTTGGAAATGTGGTAAAGAAAGCAACTTCTCCTCAAGCAAAGAGAGCAGTTGGTGATGCAGTTAAAGGTGCAGCAAATACAGCAGCAAGGGCAGCACTTTCTGCCTGGCAAGGACATAAGGCAGCAATGCAGCAAAGAAGATCGGGTGGATCTGTTGCTCAGCAAATTGGTGCTGGTGCTGGTAGAGCACTTGGATCCTTTTTTAGAAAGGGAACAGAGCACTTAAAGAACTCTTATGAGTTTACTGGATGGGTTGATTCTCTTATTAATGAGGGGTATGATATTGGAGATTGGACAATCTCAGAACTTTATGATGAGTTTATCACTGAAAAATCAATGAGCGTATCTCAACAGCAAGCTGCTGGTGCCGCATATGCTGCAAAAAAGGGAGAAATCGATCCTTCAGAGTTGAAGGGAGCATCACTTGAAATGTATAAGACAATGACATTGAAGCAACTTCGTGATTTTGCAAAAACAAAGCACAAAGGACTTCCCGATAAAAAAGAAACAGAAGATGATGATAATGGAGAAAGTGTAGAAGAGCAGACAATGGGTATGATGAATCGTAAGGAAAGGGAAATATATTTGAGAAATCTTGAGAGAAAGCAATTTCAAGGAACTTTAAGAACTACATCTGGAAGAAGATCTGAAACTTCTACTACAAGAAGAAAAGGTCCAAAGATCGTAATTAAATCCTCATATGAAAGAGATGAAGAATGTGGTTGTGATGAAGAAGAGAATGAAGAAGATCCAAGATCAATGAAAACTAAAAAAGATCTTATTAAAAATAAACTGAGAGCAATGGGTCTTAAAATGTCTTATGATATGGAAGGTGATTTGATTGATGAGAGGAGAAGAGAGGACAAAGGGACACCAAGATCACCCGAACCAAGTGCAGCATTTAAGGCTGTTTCTAGAGAAATGGGATCTTCTAGACTTGGTGTTCAACCAAGAGGGAAGAAAAAAGATCGTGGTGCTAAAAATTATGGTGAATTAACTTCTGTTGATAGAATTAAGAATAGACTTTCTAAAATGAGAGCACCTCAACCAAATCCATATAGATCAAGACCTGGAGAGTCGGATTAATGCCTGCAGTATCTAAAAAGCAACAGAAATTTTTTGGAATTGTTCGTGCCATCCAAAAAGGTGAGATAGCACCTACGACTCCAGAAACGGCAAAAGCTGCAGAAACTATGAAGAAGAGTGATGTGAAAGATTTTGCATCAACAAAGCATAATAAACTCCCTGAGAAAAAAGAGGTAAAGGAAGCACTTCGATCTTCTCTATTGACTGATAAAAAGTTTATGAAGAAGGTTGAGAATGAAGATAAAGAAAAGAAAAAGAAAAAATTTCGTGATTTTTCAAAAGATATGGAAGCAGCAAAGAAGAGATCATATGAAGTTGATAATAAAAAACCATATAGTGTCCTTAGGCATACGACCTATTTTTAAGATTCTATAATCCTAAATAATTTTGGGCCAGTATCCACACATTTCACGGAGGACATTATGGACGCAATCGTAGCAATCGTAAAACCAATTATCATTAGAATTGCAACACACCCTTCAGTTAAAAATCTTGTCATCGAACTTCTTGAGAAGTATGTTACAACTACTGATAATAGTATCGATGATATGGTTCTTTCAACTGTTAAGGAACTTCTCTATAAGCCACAAGTTTGAGTATGCTGACTTGTTTAGCAACAAACTGGGGAATTATTATTCTTCTAGGATTACTTTTAACATTATCTGAGTGGTTGGCG